TTGCACCAGTTCGCAATGTTTCTTTGGCGGGGTCTATAACAGGCTCAACACTGACGTTGACACTAACCAAAGAATTAACTGTCGATGGTGGTGGTGGTCCATAAGATCTTTAACAAAACCACAGCAGCAGTGACTATTGTAAACCCCTAAGTCTAAAGGACATAAAACCATGACATTCTCAGGAGTTTTCGGAACTCAAGTTACTTCCGAAATGATCGAACAAACACTAACGGATAAAAACCTAGAAGGCACCAGTAACCTAGACATTCGTCACAGTTCTGATGCAACCAGCCTGGGTATTGGCACAAACGCTCTTGAGGATTCGAGTGCGGCTGGTGCGACGGCTATTGGCGTGTCGGCTCTCAAGGAAAACACGACAGGCAATCGCAATACGGCTGTGGGCAACCAAGCGCTGCGAGATACCACGACAGCGACCAACTCGACGGCGGTCGGGTATAACGCACTTGCGCTCAGTAATGCCGCGCAAAATCAAGCCTTTGGCGCGTATGCTTTAGACGCCAACACAACTGGGACTTACAACTGTGCCTATGGCTATCAGGCCTTGAGCGCCAATGTCTCAGGGAATTACAACGTGGCCGTCGGCGGGCGCAGCGCTCTGTCATCGTGTGTGTCTGGATTGGGCAATGTAGCGGTTGGCGGATATGTTGCTCTAGGCAGTCTCGACGATGGTGACTATAATGTCGCGGTAGGGTATTTCGCAGGACAGGATTTAGAAGGCGGTTCGAACAACGTCCTAGTGGGCCGAAGCGCGGGCCTCAATATAGTTGACGCTGATTCCAACACCTGCGTCGGCTATAATTCAGGCAATGATCTAACCAGCGGTCAGGTGAATACTTGCGTTGGATTTAACGCAGGCAATACGCTGACCACGGGGTCCAACAATACCCTGCTGGGCCGGGACGCAACACCTTCAGCGGCTGATGTAGACAACGAAATTACACTTGGCAGTTCTTCTGTCACTACTTTGCGCTGCCAACAAACGAGCATCTCTTCACTGTCAGATGCTAGAGACAAGGACGAAATTCAAGACCTAAGACTTGGGCTAGACTATATTCAGCAGGTCCGGCCAGTCGAGTTCGTCTGGCAGATGCGCGACGGTGCTGTCACAGACAAAAAGGACTTTGGCTTCATTGCTCAGGAGATGATGGCTGTTGAGGATGCTAACGATGCTGAGTGGGTCAGCAGTGTTCTGCGTACAAACCCGGAGCGTCTAGAGGTAGCACCTGCACAGCTTCTTCCTATTGCTGTCAAAGCGATCCAGGAATTGTCAGCACAGATCGATGAACTTAAAGCTGAAGTTGCAGCGTTGAAAGGTTAAGTAACATGAGTGGAATCACCTCCGAAGAAATTGCCGTCAACTACTCTGCAATGCTTATCGTCGTCAGCCGAATCAATAAGATCGTGGCCGGGACTAGTATGGCTGACAGTACGGCAGAAGAAAAGCAAGAGTCCATTGATACCTGTGTCGGTCACTTGCAGTTGATGGTAGGTCAAAGCTATTGGACTTCTGAAGACATGGAACCCATCAGCGCAGCAATCACTGCTGGCCTAAGTTATTAAAGGAGTCTAACAATGGCAACTCAAGTTCAAGCGTCTCTAACAGACGGACAAGAGACAACTGCTGTTCTTCTCACAGCTGGCTCTTTTAACTTATCGATCTCAGGAACCTTTACGGGTACTGTTACCGTTAAGCGTAGTCCAGACAACGCAACCTTCTTTGATGTCGAAACCTTCACAGCTCCAACGGAGGAAGTAGGCACAGACCCAGAGAACACTTACTACAAGGTTGGATACGCAGGCACAGGCACTGCTGTTATCCGTATTGGTGAGTACCAAGGAACCTAGAAGTGAGCCGTTCTGTAATTGATTGGTCCGCTGTAGCAGTGGCCGCTGGGACGTTCGTTGAGATCTTACCGGCGGTCGCTAGTTTTCTATCTGTCATCTGGCTTGCTTTAAGGATATACCAAACAATCAAGGAGATTAAATCCAATGGAGGGCCTAGACCTTAGAACTATGCTCACTGTGGGCGGCATGTTGGTGTCTGTGGTATCAGCAGCTGTAATTGTACAGACAAAACTAAAGGGCGTTATAGAACAGCTTCAGGACATAGAACAAAGACTTAGGGCTCTTGACTCATGTACAGACAAAATGCACAGTACAAACGAAGTTATGTCACAACGTCTTGGGGTATTGTCTTCTCTTTTAGACCCAAAGGTTATGGAAAGCCGCGCAAGAGAGACGGCGTCCATACTTAAAGACATTGAGTACATGAGAAAAAAACTTTGTTCATAAGGAGCTTTAGCGATGGAACTAGGTGTACTAACGAAGATGTTGTTTCTTTTGGTAATCACAATGCCAGACGGTTCTTATGAGGCAAACGTAACAGAAGTTTCTGAGTGTCCCCCATACGAAATAGTACACCAGATGATGAACCACAGGCTTAAGACAAAAGAGATAACCTCTTGGTATGCCGATTGCGACGAGTTCCCCTTCTTTGAAACTAAGAAAACACCTTCCTAGAATGATCATTATCCTGCACGATGCTCTCAATGAACAAGAGCTTCGTGAGTTCCCCAAGGGCGTAGGGCCACGGGACTATGCGGAACCTGAGATCTCTAAGCTTGTAGACCTCGTCAAAGAGTATGCAGACGTGTCCTCTATGCACCCAGCGTACTGTGTGGTCGAACAGAACCCAAGAGGTCACGATTGGCACACAGACACAGGGAACAACCAACACATGACGTGGTGTACACACACAGCCACCATGTTGCTGTCAGATCCATCAGACTTTGAAGGAGGAGAGTTTTTCTTTTATGACGACCAACCAATCAAGAAATCAGGAGACCTTTTAATATACAGCAGTGACGTTAAGCACAAAGTGAATCCACATACAGGAGACCGTCGTGTATTGCTTATGTTTTTTAAGGAAGGGAGGTGATCAATGTCTACTAGCGCAAAACTGCGTGATGCTTTAGGTAATCGTTTGTTGGCTATTGTGGCTACGGACGAAGAACTTCAACCCGCAATGGTCAGCGCTTGCGTTAACTTCTTGAAGGCCTTCCCGCCTCCTGATGATGCAAAAGATTTACCAATGGCTCGGCAGATTTCTGCTAGTCTTGAGAAGTACAAGACCATGATGCCTTTTGCTACGAGTTCAGATGCTTAAACCAGAGTTTGTTGACGGTGGTCCTCATTGGTTATCCACCATGCCCGAAGAAGTGCATCCTGCCTTTGAGGACTTCCGCAACTTCCTGTTCCTCGTGTGGTCCCACTTAGGGCTACCGGAGCCCACTAAGGCCCAATATGAGATCGCACACCGACTTCAGTACGGTGTAGATTCCTCCCAGAAAAGAAGGGCCGCTGGACCACACGAGGATCTTTGGGACACTAAAGAACCAAGAGAAGATATCATTCGGTGCTTCAGGTCTCTAGGTAAGTCATACATCACCAGTGCTTATGCCATCTGGAGACTGATGAGGAACCCCAGGGACGAGAAGATCATGGTCGTCTCAGCTACAGGATCTAAGGCCAAAGAGTTCGTAGCGCAGACCAAAGGTATCCTGGAGTCCATGAAGATGGTCTCTTGGTTACTAGAGGGCACTAGAGAGTCCGGTGCCACACGACGTGACATGGCTGACCAGTTCGACGTAGCTGGTGGTTCGCTCTCACAGTCATACTCAGTAGCAGCCAGAGGTATCACAGGGCAGATCACGGGTAGCCGTGCGACCCTGTTGATCGCTGATGACATTGAGGTCGAAAGGAACTCTATGACTGAGGACGCACGTCAGCGTATCGTCAGGGTTATCCAGAACGACTTTGTTCCTATTACGAAGACAGAGCACGGTAAGGGAGACATCATCTTCCTGGGGACACCTCAGACCGAGGAGAGTGTCTACAACGTCTTGGTGAAGGAGATGAACTTCAAGTGCTTCACCATACCCGTCAAGTACCCGAACAAAGAGAAGCTAAAGAACTATGAGATGACCAACGTCAACTCTGGTGAGACCGTAGATATCTTGGCGAACTACCTGAAGGTGATGTTCGACAACGGAGAGATAGACCACGGTAGGCCTACAGACACACGCTTTGGTGAAGATGAACTGTATGGCATTGAGTCCAAAGGTCGTTCAGCCTTCGCCCTACAGTACATGCTGGACACAAGTCTCTCTGATGCCGAACGATACCCTCTCAAGCAACACGACTTGGTGGTTATGTCTACCAATGTCCTGAAGGGTCCACTAACTGTCCAGTGGGGACGGGACAACGACAAAGATAACTACATCACAGACATACCGAACCTTGGGTTCTCAGGGGACCATATGCTTAGGCCCTTGTTCATCGACAGTGACTGGGAGCCATATGAATCTAAGGTTCTATTTGTAGATCCAGCAGGCCGTGGGGCTGACGAAACGGCATGGGCCGTGGTGGCTGCACTGAACGGGGTGATGTATATTCTACACGTCGGTGGTCACTCTGGAGATCCAACAGAAGCTATGACTAAGATCGCTGTTGACGCCAAGAAGTACGACGTTAACTGCGTAGAGGTCGAACCAAACTATGGTCAGGGCATGTGGATCGCTGCGTTCCAACCGATACTAAGCGACGTATGGCCGGGTGGTACTACGGTACAGGAAAGCGAATGGGCCAAAGGGCAAAAAGAAGCTAGGATCATAGACACCCTAGAGCCTGTGATGACCCAACATCGCTTGGTTCTGGACGAGTCACTGGCTAGGTCGGAAGCTAGAGCTGAAGAACATAAGTACTCTCTGCTCTATCAGCTAACACACATCACAAGAGACCGTGGTTCCTTAAGGCATGACGACAGGCTGGACGCCCTGGCTGGTGCTGTGGCGTACTACATGAGGTCTATGGAGCAGAATGTGGACGAAGCGGCCCAAGCGGTCCTTGAGACACGTTTGGACGAAGAGATCGAAGACTTCATGGAGTGGGCCGAGGGCGGGCTGGCAGTCAAAGGGCGTGGGAAACGCAGGGCTGGGTATCGTGTGGAGACACACAGGGTCGATCTGTAGAACGGCAGGGTCGTTAGTGGCCAAAAGGGCCAATTGAAAAATACCCTAAAATTAGTATGGGCATATGTTTCCCGGCCAACCAAGCGGCGACCCCCCCATACCCCCCGAACCAAACACAGCGCGATGGGCTTCTGCCAATGTGTGGCCAAGCGGGCGCGATAGGGCGGGCAATAGGGCACGATTGACGGCCTAGCATGGGCATGAGTTGACCAGGTACAATTGGCCGTGCTGCATTCCGGGCGCTGCTAGGCGTTTCCAGGCGGGACAATAGGCGGGACTAGGCGGGTGCAATGCGTGACGCATAGGACGCGCGCGAGCGCTATCGTTTGCAATCGGGCGCACCTTTTCAAACCGGTGTCGCACTATTTTTTTTTATTAAAATGCTAAGTGTTTGGAATCATTGGAAAGAATTCTATTTACATTCGCGGCCATGCGCGCTAGGTTTGCCGCTCGCCTAACCAAACTAACTAAGAGAGAGAGAGACAGATGATAGAGATTGAAGCGCCCGAGGGATCACATTATCAAGCGATCTTTAAAACAGCGGCAGGCCTAGATTATTGCCGGGAGACGTTGGCATCTAGGACTCTGGTAGACGCTGAAAGTGAAGCCAATAGCCTATTGGAAACCCATGGTTCGCCAAGCGGCGCGGTGTCTTTCAAGATAGAGTGCTGGTAACTATGCCTGCGATCAACAGACCACAACAGACAGGACGACAGACCATGTTAAACCTTACCGCACTAGATGCCACAACTCGCCAGCAGATGGCCGCCTATATCGCCAAGAGCCGCAATTTGATTGATAGCGTCGTAACCATTGGCGCAGACGCCAAAACGTCAAAAGGTGAAAAGCTTGGCATTCGCACCGCCGTTACATATCTCGCGCCGCATAAACTTAGCGGGCAAAATGTTTGCGCCATGGCCGATATCGCCAAGTGCGCCGCGCCTTGCCTGTTCACCGCCGGGCGGGGCGCTATGTCTAGTGTGATGCTATCACGACTACGCCGCACGCTAGTATTGCAGCAAATGCCAGAATTGTTCCTAGACC